GCGGCATTCCGAACCCGTCGTCCTCGTCGCCGTCCGGTGGCTCCCCGAAGTCGTCCGAGTCCATGTCACCCATGTCCCCGCCGTCATCGACCTCGAGTGAGGTGGCGAGCATCGCAAGGAGCTGGTCGGCGACCTCACGAGGGACCTGCAGGGTCACCGTCGGACCCTCGGTCGACTCCCGCAGCTGCTCCCAGAGCTGCTCCCAGACGTTCGTGTGTCTCATCATCTCAGTGTTGCTCCTAGCGGGATGTCAGATTCCATCGTCCCTGCGTCCCTTGAAGAGCCGGGAGAGCCGGCCCTGCTGTTGCGTACGTTGCACAGGCTGCGCCGGCTCCGAGTGCCCGGTCTTCCCCGAGAAGCGGTCCCAGACATCGGCCTCCGGGAAGGAGGGCACCTGCCTCGGTGGCAAATTAGGTTTGGCGGCAGAGAGGCCCTTCTTGATCGTGGCAAGCTTCGGGTCCAATGGGTCGTCCGTGGGCTCCGGTTGGTCGGTGACCCCCGGGACATTGAACAGCGGTTGGTTCTCGGGAGCCTGCCCCGTGAAGGACTGCGGCGGTTCACGGAACGCGGGGGGGGGCTGCTGCGCACCGCCATAGACCTTGCTGCTCGCGGACTTTGGGACGGGGAGGCCCGTCTCCGGGTCCTTCCCACGCGCCTTCGAGTACAGGCGTGAGAGGCCGGAGGGTCCGGTCGCCCCCTTCCCAGGATCCGCCTTCTTGCCCTGGGCCGCGCCCTTTCCACCCGTGAACTTCTTCAGCCCGCTGGGGGGCTCGTGGCTGAGCTCGGCGGAGTCGCCGCTTCTGAGCGAGCTCGTCGAGGGAATCCCCCGGCCTGAGAGGTCACCGTTCGCGGGTGTGGGTGACGCGACCTTCGCCGCAGGCTTTGCCACGGTCGCCTTCGGTGTGGGTCGAGCGCCCTTCGTACCGGCCTGGCCAGGGAGGATGGGCCAGTTCTCCGTCGCGCCGCGGGGGATGCGGCCCGCGCGCTCGTTGGACTGGATCATGCGCGTCACCGCCGCGATCTCCAAGTCCGGGAACTCGAGGGTCGCCTCAGCGAGGAACATCTCCTTCAGGATGCGGGCCGAGCCCATCTCCACCTCAGCTTCCGAACTCGACGCCGCTCGGGGTGATCACGAAGTCGATCGTGATGAACTCGGCCGCCCGGACAGGCTCCAGGAAGATCTTCCCGCGCATCTCGTTGCGGTCGATCACGTCGCTCGTGTTCGTGGTGGAGTCCATCACGACCTTGAAGCGGTTGATGCCCTGGTCCCGTCGGTACTGCTCGAGCACCGGGTTCACCTTGTTCACGAAGCGGGTCCAGGTGGCCGGGTTGTTCGGTTCGAAGAGCAGGCCACGCGCGAAGCCCGCCACCGTCCTCTTGGCGAGGATCAGGAGGCGTCGCACGTTCACGCGATCGAGGGCCGACGCCCTGAGCTGCAGGGTCTTCTGCCCGAAGATCACGATCCCCTCGACCGGGAACTTCGTGATCGGGTTGATCCGGGCGTCGTACAGCGCGTCCCGATCATCGTGGTTCAGCCGGTCGGCGATGTCCACGATGTTGAACTGGCCCAGCCCACCGCGGTTCAGGCCTGCTGGAGCGAAGAACGCCTGGGCCACGCGGTCATTGAACGCCAGCGCTCCCATGACCCCGACCGACGGGGCGACGCGGATGATCCGTCCGTTCACCGGGTCCTGGTACATCAGGTCCGGATAGTACCCGGACGTGTAGTTGTCGTCGACCTCGCGGGCGTTCAGGTTCGCGATGACCTCCTGCCTGGTGGAGCCGGACAGGTCCATCACGTAGAACAGGTCCCGCCGCGCGTTCGCCAGCGAGCGGGCATAGTCCGTGACGGCGATGTTGTGCTGGCCCGGAAGGGCGAGGGTGTCCCCCGCGATCTGGTCCGGGTTCGCGACGCAGTCGATCGCACGCTTCTGTGAGATGACCCCGATCACGGAGTCGCCGTCGGAGTTGTTCAGGTACAGCGGGTCCGCGACGCGGAGGTCCCATCCATCGAATCCACCCGCGAACGGGACCACGAAGGACTGCATGGACGCCGACGCGAAGATCGGGGCGTACCGGCCCCACGTCGGGAGGTACGAGTACCGGAGGACGCCGTTCACGAACGATGAGGTCAGGTTCGAGAGCGAGAAGTCCGGGTCGGTACCGGTCAGGAACGAGGTGAGGGCGCCGTCAGGCATCGCCCTCATGCGATCCACGACCCCACCCGAGACGAAGGAGACGCCCCAGGCGATGTTCGCATTGAAGTTCCCGTTCGGATCGATCTGGTTCGGGACGTACGGGAGCGACGGGACGTTCGCGATCCCGAAGGTCGTCCCATTGCCGGTCGTCGATCCCGAGAAGAGGGGCTTCGGGAAGCCTCGGAAGCCCCACGGGAGGGCCTGCGGCGGATAGTTCGCGGCGATGTTCAGCTCGACGAAGATGTACCGGCTCTTGTTCGGGTACGTCCCCTGCGCCGGGATGAACTTGCGGGTCGCCGTGTCGAACTCCTCAAGCATGTCGCCCACGCGGAGCGGCAGGTAACCCTTGCTGTTCGGATCGAGGGACAGGTTCGCGAAGCGCTCGAGCTCGACCGGCCGCGCATCACTGTCATAGAAGGACCGGACGACGAGATCGAAGGTCCCGAACGGCTGGCTCGATGGGGCCGAGCTCGGCTTCACATTATCGATCTGGATCTTGATGTCGTCATTGGCGGACCGGCCGCGACCGAAGGTGTGGACCCTGAAGAGGTCGTACTCGGTCCCGCCAAGCGGCTGCGACTTGATCATCGTCGACTTTCCGCGGTCATAGTCGCGGATGAAGGACGTGAACGAGGAGGAGATCTCGTTAGTCGGGGACCAGGAGGCGCTGGCGGCCGGCGGCTGGTACGGAAAGAGCTGGTAGACGTAGTGCCCGTAGGTCGAGAACTTCGTCGGGTCGGTGTTGAGGGTCTTCCCGATGTAGTCGTCGGAGCTGGTCAGGAAGCTCGCCGTCACTGCGAACGAGGTCCCGATCCGGACCGTGAAGCGGTTCGAGTCGAGGGGGACGCCGGCGACCAGGACGCCCGTGAAGGCCGGTGAGGCATGGAGGACGGCCAGGATCGAACCGGTCGTGCCGTTGGCTCCCGATGTGTCGGTGATCCCGACGACGCTGCCGAGCGTGTACCCGTTGGTGGTCGTGGTCCCGTCGCTGTGTCCCAGGACCCGGACCACGGTCAGCGAGGTCGAGTTCTTGAGGTAGTTCTTCGCCGCGTACGGCAGGTCCAGCGTCGCGTCGGTCCCGCCGAACATCGCGGTGAACTGGTCGAAGTTGCGGACGGTGATCGGGAAGAACGCCGGGCCCTTCAGAGTCCGCCCGATCATGATGGCGCCTGGGGCAGGCGCGCCCTGCTCGAGGAACGACTGGTCGATCTCGACCGTATCGACGCCGGGTGACAGGAAGGTCTGCGACATTTAGTGGTTCATCCTCTCGAAGGTGGGCGGGGGAAAACCCCGACGGTAAATAGATACGCCGCGACGCGGGAGCAGCGTGCCCTCACTTCTCCCGACCGAAGATTCGGTCCGCGACCGCGGGATCGTCCACCAGGTGGACCTCCTCGTCCCCCATGGTGATTCCGAAGGCCGTGCGCTCCCTCTGGACCGCGGGCCTCTCGCCCTCGGGATCCAGCATGAGGGTCACAGGGACCCGGAAGCTGAACTGGAGCTGCAGGATCCGCTCCTGGTCCGTGAACTCATCCATGTTCCCCTCGTCCCCGAAGTCGCCCTCGAGGTAACCCACGACGTAGTAGTCCGCGAGGGGCCTCCGGAGCTCAAATGGGGAGTGGGCCTCCGGGGCCAGCTCCGTCGAGCCGAGGCCCGTCTTGATGCCGGTCTCACGGTTATCGTCCACGAGGCTGACCACGAACGAGGGGACGTCATAGAACTCGAGCTTGCTGAGCAGCTTCTCGATGACCTCGTTCACCTGGGTCTGGTACTGGCACTGCACGCGGACCCGGTAGGGGATGATGTTGGTGCTGGGGAATGGGACGGTGTACACGTCGTACACCGCGGAGCCCCGCAGCCTCCTCTGAGAGATCGGCCGGAGCGAGTCCAGGTTGGCCAGGTCGGAGGTCTTCTCCGACACGAGGCGGGCCACCTGGAGGCGGGGGACGTTGGCCCCAAGCGCCGACATGCTCGATGACGAGTCGATCCCGACCCGACGGATCTGGATGACCGGGAGGATCAGGCGGCCGTCACGGTCCCGGATGCCCTGGCGGTCCGCCGCGGCGACCCAGCGCTCCCCCGCGGCGAACTTGACCGTGACCTTCCGGCGGTCCCCCTGTGGGGTCGTGACGTGCACGTCCGCCACGCGCTCGAACCACTGCTTGACCCCCCGATCGATGTCCTCGATCCGGATGGTCCTCGCGAAGGCGGGCCTCACCTCAGGCGGCATCAGAGGTCATCCCCCAGGGTCCGGACCACGGGATGCTCGACCGGATGGGTGTTGTCGATCCCATCGATGCGTGAGCTGTCCACCTTGAACTGCCCCTCGCGGCTGCTGACGCAGACGAGCTCGTACTTGAGCTTGTCATCGATCTGGCCGAAGACGGGCTGCGCGTGCTTCACGCTGGTGATCTCAAAGACGATCTGTCCGAACTCGATGAAGTCGCCCTCGCGTGGGATCACGTTGCGCTGGCGGCACTCCTCGGAGTGAAGCTCGACCAGCAGAGAGTAGGTCGAGTCCAGCGTGCCGCCACCGGCCCGCGTTGCGGTCTGATCGAACTTGACGCGGGCGTTGATCCGGACGGGCTGGAGATACTCCTTCAGCACGGCCTCGTCATACACGTCATGCACGCGGCTCTCCTCGGTGGAGATGGCGTAGTAGATCACCTCCTGCTGGACGAAGTCCTGCATGAGCTCACGGACCCACCCGTCGATCAGGGCGGTCTCACGGGTGGTGATGAACTTCCGGGCCACTCACTTCCTCTTCTTCGGGAAGAGTGCCGCATCGACGTCGTCATCGGATGCCGGCCGAAGGTTCTGTCCGACCCTTGGGACGGGCTGCGCCGGCCTGTTGGTCTGGGCCGCCTTCGCGAGGTCATTCTTGGTCGGCTCAGGACGCTCAGGCTGGGGTCTGCGGGAGAGGGCCCCCGGCGCCTGTCCAGAGATCAGGGCGACCAATCGGGCCTTGCGCTCCTCGAGCTGGCCGATCGAGGGGGAGTACGCGATCATATAGAGCATCCCGTCCTCCACGGTTTCCGGCTTCCCGGTCTTCCGGTTGATCCGGGTCCGCTGGGTGATGTCCCCCTGCATCAAGATGTCGTACCTGTCCATCGCGGAGGGGAGCTGCTCGAAGTCACTCCGGGCCTTGCCGGGGGTGTTCACGACACGGCCGCCGTAATTCATCTTATGGGCCATGTGTCCCTGGTTCCGACCCGCGTACTGGCTGACCACGTCCTTGTCAGTGGACGCGATCATCAGGGCGGCGTCCTGGGACGGGAACCACTTCCCCCAGATGCTTGGGTCGAACTTGAGGCGACACGTGAAGGCACCCCCGTTCGGATTGACGCTCGTGTTCGGGTCCTGCAGCTGCCCATTCTCGATGATGAAGTCGAGGAG